AACCGGATATGAGAGCTTTGTTGAATACGTTGAACCGAACCCACAGTTTAAAACATACAACAAATATGATAAGGGGGAGTGGTCTGGGGCGCGCCAGTATAATACAGTCGACCCCCACGTTTTACTCCAGGTGCGGGATTTTTTAAAGGAATTGTCGATATCTGCCAATTGGACCGGCGCCCAGGATCCATTCGAGTACGAAGACACTTTCTATGAGAAATGGGTAAGCGAAGAATCAAGTCTCGGCAAAGGCGCGACAGCGGCGAAAGACAAAGATGAAATTATAAGTCCCAACCTCTCAAGAACACTAACGTTGTTTTATGAATTTTTAAAGACAATTATAATCGATTCTCCATATGATACGTGGTACGATATATCGATTGGAATGAGATTAAATCTTATTGTCCCTGCAGATGGAGTAGTAGAAAAAGAGCTTACTGACCTCCTAGAGTCTGCAGCTGCCGCGTATGGCGGCAAGAATAATCCTCCACTGGACAACAAATATAATTTAGATAAAACTTTTCTTTTAAAAAACACTGCGGCCCTAAATGATAAAAAATTTCTTTGTTTGCCTATTGAGTTTGTTGAATACGATTTAAAAGATTACTGGGAATCTATTTTTGAAAAAGGGAGCGCCAACAAAACTGAGAATGACGAACTGGGGCCATTTCCAGGTATTAGTTCGTTTGAAGTACTAGATAAAAAAGAATTAGGCGCAGCTGCTAAAGCTAACCCATGGGGCCCAATTATGGAAAATATTCTTATTTTGGGACATCCGCCCAAAAAGGAGGGGTCTATCAATAATTCCTCTTATGACTATGACATTGAAGCCCGGGCCACCCCCGAATTTGAATTCGACCGCGGCCTGTACTACCACACCGTGGATCCCGACGCCTTTGTCACAGCTTCCGGGTTTAAACCCTATCCAATGCACAGCCCCTTCGAAACTCTGCGCAGCGTTAACTATCAAAAAAATATGCACTGCCCCTTTTCCGCTGCCCCCGAGGTACCCGGAGGGTATAAAAGCAGTTCTCAGAATAACAATTTTGATAGGCCAACGCTTTGGTCGGCATGTAAATTAATCAATATTGCTTTCGCTCATTTTGACGCAACAGCAGCGATAAAAAACCCAAACAGTACTGCACACAGGCCAATCTCTTATAATACCAACAAAAAAATGTTAGCTGCACTTCAGAGCAATTTGTTTAAAAAGATGGCCGAAAAAAAGACAAAAAGTAATACCGTGTTGTTTCAAGAAATTTTACCAATCAGAGAAAGTATTTTTACAACAGCACTGGTGTTCCGCGAGCTTATGGAACAATCTTACCCCCAGCTAGTTGACATGTTTTTACCAACAAAATCTTATATAAACTCTTTTATTGTGAAAATGATCAAGACATTTGATGGAAATTATGATCACGTTGATGACACAACAAAAAGCACAGATGATTCAGAAAAGCTCAGCGCTAGCGGCGCAGATCCAGCCCAAATTGCATGGCAGTTTTTCCTTATGGCCGTGCAACTATCAGCAACCACGGTTGATCCAACATGGAAAACTCCATGGCTTCTTCCGGGCCCCTTGACACCGATTGGAATAATTGCAAAAACAATATCTGGAGATTCAAGCGACGACGACGAATCAGATAAAGATAACTCTGTAGTCAAAGAAGCGTGCGACGAACCGAAAGGTTATGGTAAAAAACCTGAAGAATAGTCTGGTTTTATAATGAAAAATAAATTTTAATTTCTAATTACCTAAAAGGAGATCTATTATATGGGATCGGGCTATTCTCCAAAATTGCCATTACAGTATGATTCTATCGATGGGTATTACAAACTAAATAAAACCCTTCATGAAGTTATGAAGCAAAATGTTAAAATGGTTGTTTTAACAAGCCCCGGTGAAAGAATAATGCAACCAAATTTTGGTGTTGGCTTAAGACACTATTTATTTGCACAAGATTCTTCCGCGTTTCCCGCAGCAAAAAGAAGGATTGAAAATCAAGTGAGAAAGTATGTTCCTTATGTGCGACTAGTAGAAATATCATTGATTAACTTACAGGACATTCCCGGCGAATCTCAGCCAACTAATTCTATGGGGTTGCAAATAATTTATACTGTTCCTGAAAGTGGGATATCTGATTCGTTAACTATAACTCTTAAATAAAGAAGGATTTATTAAAATATGCCAACAAAAAAACCATCGATAGATTACACCAGTCGCGACTTTAGTTCGATTAGGGCAGATCTAGAATCATACGTACGAAGATATTATCCCGATAATTATAAAGATTTTACAGAGGCGTCTTTTGGTTCTTTGATGTTAGATACCGTTTCCTATGTTGGGGATATACTTTCGTTTTATACGGATTATCAAGCAAACGAGTCTTTTCTGGATACAGCGATTGAATATGATAATGTGTTGAAATTAAGTAGACAAATGGGATATAAATATAAGCCTTATCCTTCTTCTTTCGGCGTCTGCAATTTTTTTATTACAGTTCCAGCAGAAACTAATTCACCTGCGCCTGATAACAATTATTTTCCACTTTTGAAAAAAGGCTCTACTTTCGCTTCTACCAATGGTTCTCTTTTTACTCTCTTGGAAGACATCAATTTTGCACTTCCTAAATATGCCATTGTTATTGCAGATCAAGACCCAACTCATGGCTCGCCTTCTTCATACGCTGTTAAAGCCTCTGGACAAGTTGTGTCTGGAGAACTAGCAGTACAAGAAGTGCAAGTTGGAGGCTATACTCCATTTTTAAAATTATCATTAGTGGGAGACAATATAAGTGAAGTTGTCTCCGTGTTTGATGATAAGGGTAATCAATACTTTGAAGTTGATTATTTAAGCCAGGATGTTTTATATGTCCCGGTGATGAATAAAAACCCAGACAACGATACAGTGCCATATATACTTAAGCCAGTTTCTGTCTCTAGGCGTTTTAAAGTCGATGCGACTGCAGATGGCTTATATTTGCAATTTGGTCAAGGAAGTGAAGAAACTCCTGTTGAAATAAAGGATCCATCTGAGGTTATTATGCAGCTACATGCTAAAAATTATGTTTCTGACATGTCATTTGATCCCTCAATATTAAATCAAACTGATCAGCTTGGAGTTTCTCCATCAAATACAACTTTAACAATTGTTTATAGAATCAACACTAATGAAAACGTTAATACTGCTGCGCGCACGGTCAATCGCGTACAAATAGCAGATTTTGCCTTTCCAGCCGAAAATGAGGGCGCCCTCGACGAAGATCTAATGTCAGAAGTGATTGATAGTTTAGCGGTAAATAACGACGATCCGATTGTTGGAGACGTCGGCATTATAAGCACCCGAGAAATAAAAGAGCGCGCCTCATCACATTTCGCTTCTCAGTACCGGGCCGTAACAAAACAAGATTATGTAGGCCTGGTTTATAATATGCCTTCTAAATATGGCAAGTTCAAGAGAGCTACAATAGAGCTAGACACAAATTCTTATAATCAAAGAAATCTAAATTATTACGTGATTTCAGAAGACAATGATGGATATTTGATAAACTCTAATGATACACTTAAAAACAACTTAAAAACTTGGGTTAATCAATATAAAATGATCAACGACACTATTGACGTTTTGGATGCTAAAATATGTAACGTGGGCATAAAGTATAAAATTGTTCCTTTCCCTGGCGCAAATAAATATGATTTGCTTGTGGAGGCCAATTCTCTCTTAAGGGATGCCTTTGATAAAGAATTTTATATTGGAGAGCCTATAGTAATCACAGATATATATCAGGTTTTAAAGTCTGTGCCGGATTTGTTAGATGTTGTTGATGTAAAGCTAGAAGTAAAAATTGGAGATACATATGCTGATTCTCCAATCTCCATAGAAGACGCATTGTCTGCTGATGGTAGATATTTGTTTCCCCCCACGGATACTATATTTGAAATTAAGTATCCTGACTCAGATGTTGGAGGCACTGTTGTGTAATGGCTATAAAAAGATATTTTGCAGATGCAGATAATACAATTACAAACGCTTATAAGGCTAATTTAACTGAGCGAGGCGTCAGCGGAAATATGGGCCAAGCAGACACTTTAGAGGTGTTTTCCATTTATGCTCAAGCTGCGACTTCTTCTTCTGAGCTGTCAAGAATCTTAATTCAGTTTCCCGTCACTGGAACAACTTCTAATTATATATCATATAACAGAGAAGAGGGAAATATTCCTGCTTCCGGAAGCGTTTCATTTTATCTAAGAATGTTTAACGCAAAACATTCACAAACGGTACCAAAAGATTTCAACTTAATTGTCTCCGCAGTCTCTCAATCTTGGCAAGAAGGCGATGGCCTAGACATGGAAAGTTATTCTGATGAGGACGAGTCTAATTGGATTAATCGTAATAACACCAAAATATCTCAAGTCCTGACCGCATCCTTTAGTTCAGCTACAAAAGGAGACTATGGCGGGAAATATATAAGCCTTTATGACACGCTTAAAAACAGATATAACTTTTGGTTTAATGACGGTGATGATGCGGCGCCATCAGTGGATGGAACAGAAATTGAAGTGGATATTTCTGCAGGGTCTTCTGCAGCAAATTATGCTACTACTTTTCAAGGTATTGTTAACGCTCAAAGTCAGTTTACTGCCACTGATGAAACAGCGGCAGTTGGAATCAAGAACGTAACAGCAGGAGCAATAACAACACCGACAGGAAACGTTGATGTGGTTTCTTTATCAACCACAACAGCAGGCGCAGATTATACCTCATGGGCATCGGAAGGAGGTGATTTTTACACCGATGCATCTTCGTCTTTTACTTCGTCTTTTGATGGGGGGTTCGAGGACATAGAGTTAGATATCACTCCTTTGGTTGAACAGTGGATTAATAGCGCCGGAAACGTTTTGGGCACTAAATCTAACTATGGTTTAGGCATCAGCTTATCTTCTGCGGTTGAGGGTTCATCTACTTCATATTATACTAAAAAGTTTTTTGCAAGAGGCTCACAGTATTTCTTTAAGCGCCCTTATGTAGAGGCGCGCTGGGACTCATCTAAAAAAGATGATAGAGGCAGTTTTTATTATAGTAGCTCGTTAGCGCCAGCCGAAGACAATTTGAACACACTCTATGTATATAATTATGTCAGAGGACAGTTGAAAAATATCCCTGCAGTTGGCACTGGAAGTATTTTGGTGAGCCTATATTCTGGTTCGTCTTCAAATACGGCTCCGTCAGGAACAGAATTAATATTAAGCGACGGAGAAGTAAATGCTACAGGATCTTATTCTTCTGCTGGAATATATCAATGTTCTCTAGCATTTACTGGTTCAACCTCTTTAACTAAAGTGTTTGACGTTTGGCACTCTGGTGGTATTGAATATTTTACTGGATCTATTGAGCCTAAAAACTTGTCTCAATATTGGCCCGGACAAGAAACAAACCCAAATCAACATTTTGTTAATCATATTGTTAATTTAAAAGATTCTTATTCTGTGAAAAACACTAGTGCAAGGTTCAGGCTTTATACACGAAAAAAAGATTGGAGTCCCACTATTTATACCATATCGTCGAATGAGGCGCCAATTAGTTTAGTCGAAGACGCATATTACAAAATTTATCGTGTAAACGATGATTTAGAAGTAATATCTTATGGCACTGGAAGCAATAATAACACTCGATTATCATTTGATTCGAGTGGTAGTTATTTTGATTTGGACATGTCTTTGTTGGAAGCTGATAATGTTTATGCAATTAAGTTTTTATATTATTTGAACTCTCAATATGTCGAACAATCTGAAGAATTTAAGTTTAAGGTAGAATAATATGCCTACAGATTATAAAAAACTTTATCAAAATCATGACATAATTTTAACAAATGTGAATCCGGAAAATTTGGTGGCGGATGGAACTCTAGAATCAGTCCAATTCTTAGAAGACTATTTCAAAGAGCGCCAGCGCTATAAACCTCCTGTCGACTTTTCAGACTTAAAAAACTTTGCTCGCTTTGGCTCTGCAAAAAAATATTATGTGGACGCCTTTGATAGAATATATGAGACATATCCATACGATGGGTCTCTAAAAGAAAGACTTGATTGGGAATTAAGTTCTTCTTTCTTTGATTTATATGTTTTCGATCAAGTATATCCACGAACAAATGGTCATGTTATTTTTTCGTCTGAAGGCTGGTCTGCACAAGTCACAACTTCAGATCACTACGGAGAGCCCACAACTAAAGAATATATTTTTGCTAAAGGTGGACCACACTCTTCAACCCGCTCCAAAGACAAAGAAATTGTTGATGACACTGGAAACTATCAAAGTGGTTATTCAAACGTTTGGGAACCAGAAAAAAATAGAGAATGCAATTTAAAAATTGGAGGAATCGACGGTAACACAATTGAGTTCTGGATGAAGAAATCTGAATTTGTTACTTCGAACACGGGCCGCGAAGTAATATTTGATGCATGTACCGCACAATTTGCGTCTTCAAGTGCAAATTATGGTCGACTGACACTTGAAATGACTGGCACAACATCCGGATGTCCATTCACCCTTACTTATATGTCTGGAACTTCCGGCTTCAGCGAAGAAGGGTTTTATAACAATACCATAACAACTAGTTCTATTGCCGACGATCAGTGGCATCATTATGCTTTTACGCTTAAAAATAGTGGAGACGATTTAGAAACTAGTTTCTATTTTGATGGTACATGTGCAGATACAACGACCATTACAACCGCTTCAATTGGTTATGTTAGTGGTACAGTTAATGCAACGATTGGTTCCCTTATTACAGCCCCTTCTGGCACCACCACTCCAGCGAAAGGCTGGGGTAAATTATCAGGATCATTAGATGAATTCAGATACTGGAAAACTGAAAGAAGCTCTGCAGAAATTGTCAGATACATGATTGAGCCCATCGGAGGTGGAACAAACACTGATGATGCAAATACAAAACTCGGTGTATACTATAAATTTAATGAAGGAATCGTTGGAAATTCAACCTATGATCAATCTATCTTAGATTATTCAGGGCGTATAAGTAACGGTACATATGTGGGATATAATTCTTCTACAAGGAATGTCGGATCTGCGATGGTTAGCTCTAGTTTGGTGGCTACTGAATTTAAAGATCCTATTTTATACAGCTTTCATCCGGACGTTGCATCTATTTTAGATACTAAAAAGAAAGAAGGAGACATACATGATTGGGCCAATAACGCTTCTATTTATCACTCTCTTCCTGCCTGGATCACAGAAGATGATGAAGACAAAGAATATTCACCATTAAAAAACTTAACACAAATCATCGGCGCTTATTTTGATTCTTTAGCGGAACAGATTAATTCTATACCAAAGCTCAAACACAAAACATATTTTAGTTCAAGCTATAAGCCTCAACCATTTAACGACAGGCTCTTGCAATCAATCGGCTTTGATTACTTCCCAGAATTATTTTCTGATGCTACAGAGTTGGAATATTTTAAAAGCAGAAATGATCGATCTTTATTTGAGAAAAAACTGTATGATGTAAAAAATAGAATTTATCGTAACATCTATAACAACATTATTTACATAAACAAAACAAAAGGCACTGAAAAATCTTTTAGAAATCTCATACATTGTTTTGGATTAGGTGACGAAATCTATCGTATTAATACATACGGAAATCGTGTGACTTATACACTTAAAGACAATTACAAAACAATATCGGAATATAAAAAATATGTTAATTTTGGTTTAACTGGTTCTTCTGGAGCTACTGTTTTCCCATATTCCTCCAGTGCGAATCCTAATTCTAAAGCAATTATTTCTTCTTCTTATAGCTTAACTGATTATCTTGGTTTTACTATGGAGTCAGAAGTATTTTTTCCAATTCGTCACTCTATGGCGGACACAAACACAGTGGCTGAAACCGACAAAGGCCCAAGTAAACCTTTTAGAACTTATTATCCATTTGCAACTGCTTCTCTTTTTGGTATACACCAAGTTGAACTAGACGCAACTGGAAATGATTTAACTTGGGCCGCTAGCGATTATGCAAACTTTCAAGTTCATGCACACAAAGCTGCAGACTATTCTAAAAGGTGTAAATTTGTTTTAACCGGTTCCACCGCTTCAGTCATGGCTCCTTTAAACTTGTCTAGTAATTATATTGATGATGTTTTTGATGACACGCGCTGGTCATTTTCTGTCTCTATTAAGCCAAATTCAAATGCAGATCTCACGCCCGGCTCTTCTGGTTCGATTGCAATAGATGGATACACAGTTGAATTTTACGGTGTAGAAAAAATAGCAGATTATGTTAAAAATGAATTTTACACCACCGGAACAATCACTGCCGATGCAGGAAGCAAGTTTTTAAATTATCCAAAGGCGCCTTATATAGGAGCACACAGAACGAACTTTTCTGGTTCCCTTCTCCAAAAAGCCGATGGTAATATTTCTTCTACAAGAGTGTGGTTTTCTCATGTCCCAACAGGAACCATAAAGCAACACCACCAAGATGTTAAAAACTATGGTGTGGAGCATCCATTTCGCAGTGCCTATTTATATCCAACTTCTTTAAGTGGCACTAAAATTCCAACTATTGATACGCTAGTGTTAAACTGGACTTTTGATACAGTGACCGGTTCTGACTCTAATGGTGAGTTTGTGGGCGAGGATTATTCGTCTGGATCAGTCAGTAAAATGGATCGATATGGTCAGTTTGGTGAATTAGTCGGTAAACAATATCTGCCAAAAGGTTTCAACTTCCCAGCGAGTTCGGCTCTTCCAATAAACATCT